GCAGGTACTGACGAACTCTTAGACACTATGAAAATAGATGCTGCTGAGTTTGGTGGTTCTGGTTCTAGTGCAATTGGTATTCAGGCACGTGCTGGTGGGGCAACTTCTGCTACACCCGGTTCAGGTAATGCTAACCCATTACAAATCGTAGCTCGTATGGCTCGTTTGCTTGATCAACAAAATGTTGACACCAACAATCGTTGGCTTGTTGTTGATCCAGTTTTTGTTGAAGTTCTCAAAGATGAAGATTCTCGTCTTCTCAATGGTGACTTTGGTGGAAGCGGAATACAAAATGGTCTTATACTTAATAACCTACATGGTTTTAAAGTATATATGTCTAACAACCTACCTTCAATTGGAACAGGCCCATCTACTACTGGTGGTACTAATGCTTCCAACTTTGGTATGATTGTATCTGGACATTCTTCTGCTGTAGCAACTGCCGAGCAGATTAATAAGACAGAGACATATCGTGATCCAGATAGCTTTGCCGATATAGTTCGGGGAATGCATTTGTATGGACGTAAGATACTTAGACCAGAAGCTCTAAGTGTTGCTCGTTACTGTTTAGTTTAAGGGAGGGATTGAACAATGGCTACAGTTACTGCTCAATTATCAACACCTCGTGGCGCGAGTATGCGTGGAAGACAGCCTTTCATGCATGAAACATCAATCGATTTCGGTGCGGCTGCTACCTCTAAAGGTACTGCATTAGCTGCTGCTGACATCATACAGGTAATGACTATTCCTGCTAATCATGCAGTGCTTGATGCAGGTATGGAAGTTACTACAATTCATGCTGGTACGTCTACTGACGTAGCTCTTGACTTAGGTGTAACTGGCGTAGACCCAGATGCATTTGTTGATGGATTTATTCCTGACGCAAAAGCAGTTGGTGTCTATTCTGTTAGTGCTGGTAATGGACCAATATCCGCTGCTGCCGCTGACGACACGCTTGACATCTTAATTCAAGCCATGACAGGTACAACTACTGCTGGTGTAGTTCGTGTTTATGCTCTTTTAATGGACATGGACGCACTAGGCACAGTAGGTGCTGATGAAGTAGATCGTGATACGCTTGCGTAATACGTAATGTTTGGGGTAGGGTTAACGCTCTACCCCTTTCATACATAGGGAATATTCAATGGCTACTACATTTCTTACACTAGTTAATGATGTTAATAAGAGGCTCAATGAAGTTGAACTAACTAGTACAAACTTCGCAGCCTCTACTGGTTTTTATGCTCATATAAAAGATGCAGTCAACTCTGCTATACGATATATTAATGAAAGCGAGTATGAGTGGCCTTTTAATCATTCAGAAAAAGAACAAACACTTACTGCTGGTACAACACGATACGCATTTCCAACAGATGCTAAACTGATAGACTTTGAATCATTTAGAATAAAAGAGAATGCTACACTAGGAAATGACACAAAGAAACTAGCTTTAATTACATATGATGAATATTTAGAAAAATACGTGGATCAGGAGTACGCTGCAAGTCAGACACGTGCACTGCCACGTTATGTATTTCATGGGCCTGATTTAAAGTATGGTCTGATAGAACCTCCAGATAAAGCATACGTATTAGTATTTGACTACTATGTATTTCAGGCAGACCTATCTGCTCATGGTGACACAATGGTGATCCCTGATCGTTTTAAGCACGTTGTAGTGGACGCTGCAATGTTTCATGCATATATGTTCAGAGGCAACACTCAAGACGCTGTAGTGCTCAAGGAGAGGGCAGATGAGGGCATTAAGGCAATGCGATCTATGTTGATTAATAGATACCACTACATGAGATCTTATATGATCCCTGCTGCAACAGGAGGACGTAGACTAGGTTCATCTAGGTCTACAGCAGGATCGAGCTTGGATAGTCTATAATGCCTGACGCATGGGAGACATTTAGAATAGAGTTCAAGGGTGGGTTAGTAACTAATCTTAGCCCATTGCAACAGGCTATCAATGCACCCGGCTCTGCTAGAATACTACGTAACTATGAACCATCTATTGATGGAGGTTACAAACGAATACAGGGGTACGCTAAGTTTGATAGTGCTATTATGGCTCCATATGGTAATCCAGTTGTGCATGGAGCTAGTCAATCTGGTACTACATTAATCATAGGAGCAATACATACTACTCCTGCTGTTGGTGACACACTTACTATAGCAGGTGTCTCTGGTACATATACAATCGCAGGTGGTGGTGTTTCGTTTAGTTCTACTAATAATAGAGCAACACTTACTTTAACTACCTCATTAAATTCTAGCCCTGCTAATGGTGCGCTTGTAACATTTGCTACTGTAACGACAGAAAATTATGCTAACGGTATTACGTACTTTAACGATAAAGCTGTTGTAGCACTTAATGCAGATATATTAGAAACATCAGGTAGTGGCTACACTAAAATAAATAAACCTAACTATGGTACGCCATTAGTTGATGGTGCTAGTCAAACAGGTACAACATTAGTAGCAGATGCGTTTGATACATTTCCACAAGCAGGTGATGTATTTACTATTGCAGGTATAGATCAAACATACACAGTTATTACTACTGTATCTTCCTATTCTGATGCAGGTACTAAAGAAGTAAATATTGTTATTCATCCTGAATTAGCTAGTAGCCCTGCTAATAATGTAGCTATAACATTTATCTCTAGTGATAGAGAAGGTGCAATTAATACGAGATTTGACATTATTGACTTTACAGGTACAAAAACACTTGTACTGGTTGACGGTGTAAATGCACCTGCATTATATAATGGTACTACATTTACTGTACTAGATAGTGCACCTTCTGATGTAATAGGTGCTACAGTTGTAGCTACACATAAAAATCATATCTTTTATGCTAAAGGTAGGGTGTTAAGTTTTGGTGCACCACTAACCACTACAGATTTCCAAAGTGGTAATGGTGCTGGTAGTATAGGTTTAGATAATAGTATAGTAGCAATAAAAAGTTTTAGAGATCAGCTTATAGTATTTACAGATTCATCTATCTTTAGATTAAATGGTGACGCACTAGCATCTTTTAACTTACAACCTATCACACGTGACATAGGATGTATACAGACTGACAGTGTACAGGAGATAGGTGGTGACGTTGTATTCATGGCTCCTGATGGTTTAAGACTCCTCAGTGCTACAGAACGTATTGGTGACTTTGGATTAGCACCTATTACTAAAAAGATACAGGGTACATTTAATGAGTTTGTAAAACTACATACTGAATTTTTTAGCTTGGTTATAAGAAATAAATCACAATATAGGCTATTAGGATGGAATGATAACTTTACAAGACCTAATGCACAGGGTATACTGTTTACACAATTTGCATCTCCGGGTGAAGCATCTGTTATTGACTTTGCAGAAACCAGAGGTATACAGGCAACAGCGTGTGCAAGTGTGTATTCAGGAACAACAGAGTTTGTTCTCTTTGCTGGTAAAGAAGGTTTCTTACACAGAATGGAAAATGACACATCTAGCTTTGATGGGAATAATATTGCAACAACATTTGCTACACCTTTCTATCCTATCAATGATCCACGTATAAGAAAGACAATATACAAAGCACAGTTTTATCTAGACCCAGAAGGAAGAGTAAACTTTGATCTAAACTTAAAATTTGACTTTGATGAGAGTGGTGCTGTAGTTATGCCAGCAGTTACATTTACTAATGCTACAAGTAATGCCTCTCAGTTTTATGGTATCGGTGCTTATGGTACTGCTACCTTTGGTGCTAAATTACAAAAAGTATTTTCTGCACAAACTACAGGATCTGGAAAGACTATATCTGCACAGTTTGAAGCAGACAATAATACAGATGTTCCATATGCGCTTGACGCATTGACATTAGAATATGCAACACATGCAAGAAGGTAATTAAAAATGGGAACAGGATACACACGTAACGATTCTTCTAACAATATTGCCGATGGTAATATCATTAATGCTTCAGATCTTGACGGAGAGTTTGACGCTATTGTAAGTGCCTTTGGAACATCAGGACACACCCATGATGGGACTACTGCTGAAGGTGGTGCGATAACTAAGCTAGGGCCGGGGCAACAATTAACAATAGCTTCTACTAGTATAACACCTTCTTCTGATGGTGTGTTTGATTTAGGTTCTAGTAGCCTAGAGTTTAAAGATTTGTACATAGATGGTATAGCATATGTAGACGCTATTAACTTTAATGGTACAGCTATTGCTGCTACTGCTGCTGAACTTAATATTGTAGATGGTAGTACCTCTGCTTCTACTGGTGTAACTATAGCCACCTCAGATCAATTTATTATAAATGATGGTGGTACAATGAAACAGCTTACGTTTGCTGATTTAGAAACGTGGGTTGAAACTAATATTGATGCAGGTGCGAACTTAACAACTGTTGGTGCATTAGATTCAGGATCTATAACTTCAGGCTTTGGTAATATTGACAATGGTGCATCTAACATAACGTCAGGTGGTTTGTTAAAGATAGATGTAGATGCTGATGCAGATGATCTAACAGGCGACAGTGCTACTGGTAGAATTACATTAGGTGCAGGTGAAGATCTAAATATATATCATGGTGGTACTAATTCTTATATAGTCAATGATACAGGTGATCTAATTCTTGACACAGTAGGTGATGTTGTA